CCAGCAGATGCAACATTAAATTTAGTTGATAAAAATTCTACATTCTATCTAATGGAAAATCAATCGATCATCGGTGGCGCAAGCGCTAACTCTGATCTTGAAGTGATTATTGCATACGAAGATATAAGTTAACCGGGAGATTCAAGCTATGTCTAATGGCGGAATTATCGGTCCAGTACAAAACCCAATTCGTGGAGATTTAACCACATCATTTACAGCATCAGGAACATACACATCACCAGGATTCGGTCCAGGTAATGCAGATTATTTAGTAGTTGCTGGAGGAGGTGGTGGTGGAGGTGGTTGTAATTCTGGAGGAGGTGGAGGAGCAGGTGGTTTTAGAACTTCTTTTCCAGGAGGAACAAAATTATCAGTACCATCAAGTCCAACCCCAATAACAGTTGGTGCAGGTGGAGCAGGTGGAGTAGGACCGGCAACTTCTGCAGCAGGATCTGGAACAAGTTCAATATTTTTAACAATAACATCTGCAGGTGGAGGTGGAGGAGGAACAGCCGCTGGTTTTGCAGCAGGTTCAGGTGGTTCAGGAGGTGGAGCAGGAATAAGTTTATCTAATTTAACAGGTGCTGCGGGAAACACACCACCGTCAAGTCCATCACAAGGAAATACAGGTGGAAATTCAGTAAGTAATTTTCCAACTAATCCATATTCAGCAAATTCTGGAGGAGGTGGTGGAGCAGGTGCTGTGGGTGGAAATGGTTCAGTACCAATATCAGGAGTAGGAGGAGTTGGTTTAGCAAATAGTATTACAGGATCACCAGTAACTTACGCAGGTGGTGGTGGAGGTGGAGTATATGCACCTGGATTAGCTCCAGGATCTGCTGCTGGAAGTGGAGGAAATGGTGGTGGTGGTGCAGGATCTCCTAATTTTACAAGTTTAAATGTTGCAGGTACAGCTAATACTGGAGGTGGAGGAGGTGGATCAAGTGCGAGTCCTGCTTCTGATAAAACTGGAAAAGCAGGCGGTTCAGGAATTGTTATTATAAAACAATGTGCAGCATCACCAACATTTTCAGTAGCACCAGGAGTCTGGTCATTAAGTGAACAATACAATTACAAGAAACAAGGAACGTGGACATCAAGTGTAACATTTGGTGTAGATTATTTAGTAGTAGCAGGTGGAGGAGGTGGTGGAATATCTATAGGTGGTGGTGGAGGAGCTGGCGGATTTAGAACATCTTTTCCTGGCGGAACAAAAATTACAGTTGAAGGTGGAACAAATTATCCAATAACAGTTGGAGCTGGAGGACCAGGTACTTACGGTTCTCAAACAAGTGGTAGTCCTTCAATATTTTCAACAATTACATCAACAGGTGGAGGAAAAGGTGGTGATGAAAGTGGAGCTGGATCATCTGGTGGAAGTGGAGGAGGTGGAGGACATGTAGGTTGTGGAAATCAACCAGGTGGAGCAGGAAATAGTCCACCTGTAAGTCCATCACAAGGAAGTTCTGGAGGTACAGTTTTTGGACCTAGAGTTCAAGGTGGAGGCGGAGGTGGAGCTAGTGCTGTAGGAACTAACGTAGGGCCAGGAGCAGGACCAGGAACTGTAGGAACAGGTGGAGCAGGTTCAGCTAATTCAATTACAGGTTCACCAGTAACTTATGCTGGAGGAGGTGGAGGAGCAGGTTATTCAGCAGGTCCTACAGGTCAAGGTTTAGGAGGCGCTGGAGGTGGAGGTGCAGGAACTTTATCTGGAACTACACCTGGAGATTCTGGTACAGTTAATACAGGAGGTGGAGGTGGAGGAGGAAGTAATAATAATCCTGGCGTACCCGTACCAATAAATAGAAGTAATGCTGGTAATGGTGGTTCAGGAATAGTTGTTGTAAGAGCCCCAAGTTCAGCGAATTTAGGAGCAAGTCCAGGGACAAATACAGTAACAACTTTACCAGCCCCAGCAGGAGGTTGTAAAGTAGCGACATTTACAGTATCTGGAACATTAACAACATAAAATTTATGTACTTTCATTTTATAAAAAATTGTATTATAATAACAAATAGGAGTTAAAAAATATGGCACATTTTGCAGAAGTAAACAGTTACGGTTTAGTATTAAGAGTTGTTGTTATTGACAATAATGATGTAAACGCAAATGGCGGTGATCAATCATCTGGAGCTGAAGAAGCGGTTAAAAAAATCGTTCCTTTCACAACAGGATCTAGATGGGTTCAAACTTCTTATAATAATAATTTCAGAAAACAATACGCTGGAATTGGTTACACGTTTGATTCCACAAAAAATAAATTCATTGCACCACAACCATTCGCATCTTGGTCGCTAGACGCTAGTGACGACTGGCAAGCACCAGTTGCATATCCAACAGTTACAACTTATGGAGATAACGTAAAATACTTTATTTCTTGGGATGAAGCTGGACAAAGATGGACTGGTAAAGACGATCAACAAAATTCATTCGCTTGGTCACCTGACACTTCATCTTGGATTGCTACAGGCAATTAAGTTAAAAGATTTTTAAACAGGAGTAGTGACTTATGGGATCACCCAATGGCGGTATAGTAGGAGTAATCAATCCAACATCGTTTGGAAAGTGTACTGTCACATCTCAAACAACATCTGGAACATTAACCACGCAACCTGGAACTAGATTAGTTTCTGCTGCAGTCGTAGCTGGTGGTGGTGGAGGTGGTGGAGGTTATGGTGGAGGAGCTGGTGCTGGTGGTTTAAGAACAGCTACATGTATTTCAGTTTGTGGAGCAACAGGTTATCCAATTACAGTTGGAGCAGGTGGAACTGCTGCACCATTATCACCAAGTGTTCCAGGTTTTTCAGGATCAAATTCTATTTTTTCAACAATAACATCAGCAGGTGGCGGAGGAGGTGGATCAGAAGGTAGCCCACCTATTACTTCATTTGATGGTTTACCAGGTGGTTCAGGTGGAGGTGGATCATATTTAGGAACAGGCGGAACAGGAAACACACCACCAGTAAGTCCTCCGCAAGGAAATTCAGGTGGAGCAGGAACTCCAGGAGGACCTAATCCATTAAATTATTTAGGAGGTGGAGGAGGTGGAGCAAGTGCTGCTGGAACAAGTTCTGTTACAAACACAAGTGGTGGTATTGGTGGAGCAGGTACAGATATAACTCCAATATTTGGACCAGGACTTCCTAATTCAGGAGTTTATGCAGGTGGTGGTGGAGGTAAAGGAGTAGGTAATGGAGCTGGTGGAGCAGGAGGAGTTGGTGGTGGAGGAACAGGAGGAACAGGTGTAAGTGGAACAGCTAACACAGGTGGAGGTGGTGGATCTGGTAATGGAAGTGGAGGATCAGTAGGTACAGGCGGTTCAGGAATCGTGATCGTAAAAGAATTAAACAAGGCAAGTGGTGTTTGGAATTTAAAAAGTCAATTTAGTGCGCAGAAAAGCGGAACGTGGGTTCAAGCTCAATGTTCAGTATCATTAGATTATTTAGTAGTAGCTGGGGGTGGCGGTGGAAGTTGTAATAGAGGAGGAGGAGGTGGAGCCGGCGGATATAGATCATCTTTTCCAGGTGGAACTAAAGTAACACTTTCTTATTATGCAGGTGCAAGTATTCCAGTAACAGTTGGAGCAGGTGGAGCAGGAGGTGGAGGTGTATCTGGTTCTCCATCTATTTTTTCAACTATAACATCAGCAGGTGGCGGAAAAGGTGGTGGAGCATATTGTAATGGTAGTCCAGGAGGTTCAGGAGGTGGAGGTGGACACGTTTCTAATAATCCAGGTGGAACAGGAAACACACCACCAGTTAGTCCACCACAAGGAAATCCAGGAGGATCAGGATTACAAATATCACCAGCACCAAGTGCTAATGCAGGAGGAGGTGGAGGAGCTTCAGCTGCAGGAGGAAACGCAACTCCAGCAAGTGGAGGACCAGGAGGAGCAGGTTCAGCAAATAGTATTACAGGATCACCAGTATCTTACGCAGGAGGTGGAGGTGGAGGAGGTTTTCCAAATCCAGGAGGAACTGCATCTGCTGGAGGTGGAGCAGGTGGAGGTAGTACTAGTCCAGGAACAGCAGGAACTGCTAATACAGGCGGCGGAGGTGGTGGAGGTGGAGAAGTACAAGCTCCTAGTTTAGGTCAAGGAGCAGCCGGCGGATCGGGTATTGTTATTGTAAGAGGACCATCAGCAAAAACTTTTACAGCAGCGCCAGGAACAAATACAGTTACAACATTACCGGCACCAGCTGGAGGTTGTAAAGTTGCGACATTCACGGTTTCTGGAACGATTACAGTTAGCTAATAATTCATCTACTTGACATTTATTCTATAAATTTATATATAGGATTTAGAAATGAACTTACAAAACTACTACTATTTTTTTCAAAGCGCACTCACACCTAGATTTTGTGATGAGTTAATTAAATATGGAAAATTACAGCAAGAACAAATTGCATTAACAGGTGGACAAACTGAAAAAGTTAATAAAGGAAAACCACTTGATGATAAAGATATTCTAGATTTAAAAAAGAAAAGAGATTCAAATATAGCTTGGTTAAATGACAGATGGATCTACAAAGAAATTCAGCCATTCATACATCAAGCAAATAGATTAGCTAACTGGAACTTCGACTGGGATTTCAGTGAGTCATGTCAGTTTACAAAATATGGTCCTGGGCAGCACTATGGTGCGCACTGTGATTCATGGGAGTCAGCATATGCAAATAAAGATAATCCAGATACATTTGGTAAAATTAGGAAGCTCTCCGTTACATGTTCCCTATCAGATCCAAGCGAATACGAAGGTGGAGAATTAGAATTTCAATTTAGAAATCAAGATGACCCAACACCTAAAAAGAAATGTGTTGAAATATTACCACGTGGATCAATATGCGTATTCCCAAGTTTTGTTTGGCACGAGGTCAAACCAGTTACAAAAGGAGTAAGATATAGTTTAGTAATTTGGTCGTTGGGGTATCCATTTAAATAATATGAAAACTGCAGAAGAGCGTAAACAATATAGAAGAGAACAATATCTTAAACATAAAGATAGAGAAAAAGAAACTAGAAGAAAATATTTAATTAAGAATAGAGAAAAAGTATTAGAAATACAAAAAAGATGGAATAATAAAAATTTTGAAAGACGTAAAAATATAATTTTAAAAAATGTATATGGAATTACATTAGATGATTATAATAAAATGTTTAATACACAAGAAGGTAAATGTGCAATATGTCAAAGACATCAAAATGAATTAACAAGAAGTTTATGTGTAGACCATGACCATAAAACAAAACAAATAAGAGCTTTATTATGTATTACTTGTAATACAGATTTAGCTAGTGTAGAAAACAGATTAGAAGAAATGACGAATTATTTAAATAAATATAGAAAGGACCTAAACTAATGGCAAAAACCGATCAATTAAATTCATCAATATATTTCAGTTCACCTGTATACTCTATAGAAATACCTGAATGGGTAGATGATGCAAATAAAGTTTGTGATAAATATATAAAAGATGCAAAAAAGAATAATGTTAAAGCTATTAAAGAACGTGAAAAGAAATTTGGTAAAAAGATAGGTGATCATGGAATGAGTTTTCATTCAACATCACTAGTTGGAGATCCTGCTTTAAAAGAATTACAAGAATACATTGGTTCAACATCTTGGAATGTTTTAGACCATATGGGTTATAATTTAACTAATTATGAATTATTTTGGACTGAATTTTGGGTACAAGAATTTGGTGAAAAAGGTGGTGGACACCATGAAGGTCATTTGCACTACGATAATCACATATCTGGTTTTTATTTTTTAAAATGTTCAGAGAACACTTCAATGCCAGTATTCCACGATCCACGACCAGGTAAGCTCATGACACAATTACCATTAAAGAATGAAACTGAAATAACTTTAGGAACTGATAAAATTCATTATAAGCCGAAACCAGGAACAATGATATTTTTCCCAGCTTATATGGAGCATCAATATACAGTAGATGATGGTGTAGAACCTTTCAGATTTATTCATTTCAATCTACAAGCTGTAAGAAAAATGATTACTGATACAGTAAGAGTACAAACTAAAGCAGAAAACAAAAAGGAGAAAATATGAGTTTTAAAACAGATAAGTATGTAGTTATTAAAGAAGCGATATCCGAGGATCTTGCTAAATTTTGTTATGATTATTTCATGATGAAGAAGCAGGTCGCGCGCACGATGTTTGATAATAAATATATTTCACAATTTACTGAATACTTTGGTGTATGGAATGATCAACAAGTTCCAGATACCTATTCACATTATTCTGACATTGTAATGGAAACGTTACTTGTCAAATTACTTCCAGTAATGGAAAAACAGACATCTCTTAAATTAAACCCCAATTATTCTTATGCTAGGATTTATAAAAAAGGAGATGTCTTACATAAACACAAAGATAGATTTTCATGC